GCATAGCAGGTGGTTGCCTTTGTTGCAAACAAAACAAAACCGAAAAGCAAAACGAGTTGCAATTCGGTTTTTTAAATAATTATTTAATTTTAAGATTAAACTTAAATTGAGTTGATTAAGAATTTGATATTTGCAAGTGCATGAGGTATGCCTGCAAGAATTTTACCGAGACCTTTGCCTGTGCTTTGGTCGTCGTTAAGTATTTCAAGCAAGCCTTTAGCCATTTTTTCACTGAAAACTCCCATAGACATTGCAATGAAGTTTCTAATCGGAATTTGAAGAGCCATTTGCTGAAGCATTTGACCGTCTCCGTTCTCACTGCTTCCGAATTTTACCATTACCTTTGAAACAATCTTGCAAATTCTTGCACCCCATTTTGTATGACGGGCGTCATCAAGACAGTTGTAAATTGTCAATTCTGCACTTTTATCAAGTTCACGAACAGGCAATTCACCATAAACAGCCGACCATTCATCATCGCTGATATTTTGAATATCTGCCGTATAGTATGAAGGTGCAGTTTGTCTGTAATCGGGAATTTCAACTGTTGAAGTGCTTTCAACAGTAACTGTTTCGGTAAGTTTTATATCTCTGCTTGACGCTGCAACGAGAATGTCAAACTTTCCGCTTTCAACACACCAATCTTCTGCATTTACATTGTAGAAAGCAAAAGCACGCTTTGACAAAGAAATCTCAACTTCTGTTTCCTCTCCTGATTTAAGGAATACTTTTTTGTAGCCTTTGAGTTCTTTTTCAGGTCTGAAAATAGTGCTTTCAACATCTTTTACATATACTTGTGCAATTTCTGCACCGTCATATTCTCCGACATTTTTAATTTTGAAAGAAACTGTAACTTCATCTGTATCTTTGATACTGTTTGAAGACAATTTAATATCGCTGTACTCAAACTCTGTATATGAAAGTCCAAATCCAAATGGGAACAAAACATCTTTTTTAGCAGTATCGTAATAACGATAGCCGATATATACGCTTTCTTTATGCTCGCTTGCAACTTTTTTCGGATAATTTCCAAAAGTTGGATTGTCTTCAAGACAAAGTGGATATGTTTCTGCAAGTTTACCGCTCGGATTAACAACACCTGCAAGAAGTCTTGCAACTGCACTTCCGCCTGCCTGACCGCCCAAAAGTGAGTTCAAAAGTCCCTTAACTTCTGAAATCCAAGGCATCTTAACAACAGAACCGCCTGCAAGAACAACGATAGTATTTTCATTTGCCTCGCATACTGCATGAATAAGGTCATTGTGACATTGAGGCATATCCATAGTATTTCTGTCATAGCCTTCAGCCTCAAAGCCCTCTGTCAAACCTGCAAATACTATTGCAACATCGGCAGTTTTAGCTTTGCAAACTGCTTCTTTAACAAGAATGTCATCTCTTACATCTTCGCTCTTTCTGTAACCTTGAGCATAATCACACTCAAAGCCAAGTTCAACAAGACTGTCATAAGCGTTGTCGAGTCTTGTCGGATTAACAACAGACGAGCCCGGTCCCTGATATCTCGGAGATTTTGCCATTTCACCGATTACTGCAATTCTTTGACCTTTTTTAAGAGGAAGAACATTGCCTTCATTTTTCATAAGAACCATAGAGCCTTCTGCAACTTCACGGGCTGTCTGATGATTTTTATCGTAGTCGCACTCGTCTTTTGCATTCTCTAATGTTTCTTTTGATTTCAAGATGAGTTCAACAACATTGTCTACACGAGCGTCTAAATCTTCCATAGAAAGAGTGCCGTTATTTACCGAATCAATAATTTTTTGAATATTGTATTCGCCTGACGACGGCATTTCAATGTCTGTACCGTATTTAACACCCTCTACTCTGTCAACACTTGCACCCCAGTCTGTAACAATGAGACCTTTGAAGCCCCATTCATCTCTCAAAACTTTTTGCTGAAGCCACTCATTTTGAGAACAATATGTACCGTTAAGACGGTTATAAGCATTCATAACTGTCCAAGGTTGTGCCTCTTTTACGGCAATCTCAAACTGAGCAAGATATATTTCTCTCAAAGCTCTCTCATCTATGCACTCATTTACAATCATTCTGAATGCTTCCTGTGAGTTACATGCAAAATGCTTTAAAGATGCTCCGATGCCCTTTGACTGAATACCGTTTATGATTGAAGCGGCAGTTTTACCTGCAAGATACGGGTCTTCTGAAAAATACTCAAAATTTCTTCCGCAAAGAGGTGAGCGTTTAATATTTGCACCCGGTCCCAAAATAACAGAAACCTTTTCTCTTATACATTCGTCTGCGAG